GGATGATAACGTCAATAGCACCACCACTACCAGTACCTGCACCAATACCATTGATTTCATCAATGATAACTTTACCGAAGGAGTAGTTCGATCCTCCAGAGGTTACAGTAGCACTAACAATGCGACCACCGTCCACCACGACACTAATCCTACCGCCCGTGCCATCTCCCTTGATCGGGATATTTTCGTACGTTCCATTGTTGTAACCTGAACCAGATGATTGTATAACCACCGTATCAATCTCTCCACCTACAGCGTCAGATTGTACAGCAGTGTCTTGTAATACAGGCATATAATCGCCTGAGAAGAATTTCAGAACCTGTCCAACAGGTATTGTAAACATATACTTCCAACGATAACCATCAGCAGTAGTGATAATTGAAGTCGAAGTACCTGTAGGTTCAACCGTAGAAGGTTTACCGTTCGGGTCTGAGGGTGATGTTCCATTGTAAATGCACTTGTATGCCTGATACGATGAGTTAACAACGTAGAAGTCGGCATCATATAGTTTAGTAGCACCAGAAGATGCAGTCTTACTGGATGAGTAATCGTGACGATACATATCGTACACATAACCCAATCCACCAGTGGTTTGCTCTGGGGGAATCCAGTCGATACGACGTATAACCTGTACAGCGTCATTCGCTAGAACACGCTTCATTGAGATCATATCGTCATAACTATCTGAGAACTCTTGGAAAGAGTCAACAGGGGTTGGTGGGTTATTTTCATTATCCCACTCTTGAGGTCGTCCAATAAAAACATACAAGCGATCTCGATTCGCACCAGCAGCTATATCGCTCTGGTTCTTGTCGGGACCTTCAAGCGATTTGATGAACTTCTCTGCGGTAAAAATCCTAAATTGATCGGTTAGTAGTGCCATTGGATACTATTGCCTTCCTTTTATTTATACTGGGTTTAATCAGGCTCGTTTCGAATGCTCGATGGATACAAGATTTGCTTGATTGTACCTACCGCACCAGTAGAAGAACCAGTGATTAATTCGTTGCCATTCCAGAGTGAATTTCCATTGTTTTCAACAACGGATTTGACTCTTAATATTTTTGTTGTTGCATCCCAAGTAAGAACTGTAGCAGTGATTCCAGTAATAGAACCAGTCACAGTCTCATCAACACTGAAGTTTTGAGAACCATTTTCATCAAGACTACGGAACTCAAAATCTACATAAGCAAAATGATAATCACCATCACCAAGTTCACCTGCTGTGGATACAGTGGGTGAAAGAGCTGGTTTAGAACCATCAGTCATTTGGTCACCAACTGCAAACAGAGTTGTGTTAGTACCACCTAATGTCTCTTCAATACCATATAAAGATGATGCAATACCACCATCTAAATTGATTTCACCTTCGAAATCGGTATTAGTATTTACCAGGTCAGGGATACCATCACCTGCACCATCTAATTCAGCGACATCTTCGAATGCTTTATCGGGGATATTCTGAATAGGTACAGTCAAAGTGATAATCTCTTCACCAGGTGCATCAACTAATACGTGTGGTTCAACACCTGTAGCAGATGCAGCAGCGACACCACCAGTAAAGTCAATAACCTGTGAAACAATTTTTGAAGAACCACCATCGATGAAAGCAAGTTCATCTACCTCAAAGACAAGATAGAGAGCTCTCTCAGATGGAACCCAATCATATACTCTAGCAATCTTATTACCAGAACTTTCATTAGTTCTAACAACTCTATCTCCAACATTGAAATTATATTGGGATATACCACCAAGATCAGAAAGACTATCTAAGATAATTTTTTGATCATATCTAAAGTTTAAAGCACGGTCACATCCAGTAAATGATGTGAGTGTTTTACCTGTATAACGAATAACCTCCCTACCGACTAGGATTTTACCTGAGCCTGGATAAGGAGCAGTTGTCTGTACAAATATAGTTTCATCATTTTCATCAACGTCTTTAAGAAGACCACTTATATCATATATTGTTGAGTTAAATGATTGTCTGGTTCTTGACTCTTTTGTCAAGTTAGTATTTCTAGTAAAGATAACCTGTGGGTTACTAGAATAACCACCACCAGGATTAGTAATCTCAATGTTTGTAATAGCACCAAGATTTACTGTTGCCTTTGCTTTACCACCAGATCCTCCACCACCATTTAATAGAATGACAGGAGGAGTTTCATAGAACTCACCTTGATTTGATATGTTTATATTTTTAACAATACCGAATTCACTAACTTCGGTAACACCTGTAGCACCTTGACCCCCGCCACCAGAGACTATGAGGTTGACATCCCCTATCTCATAATTAGCACCAGCTTGTTCTAATGACAAACCAGTAACTAATCCCACAACAGGACGTAGTTCAGCACCAGATCCACCACCACCTTTTACTTGAGCACTGGTTTCTGCTGAATAATATTCGTCTCCGTTAGATAAAACTTGTATGTATTGAATCGATCCAGCTGGTGCAAGAAGATTTCCTAGTGAGTCATATTGATCTTCTTCCCACAAAATTGCTTTTGCTACTGCACCTGTACCATTACCTTCTGTATCAATATCAATTCTAAATGGATCATAACCTTCACCAGGATCCAAAACGTTAACTGAAGCAATCTGCCCATTTTCAATAACAGGACTTAAGATTGCTTCACGGATTGGAGTACCGCAGTTCGCGATTGTTAGCTTGGGAGGATCAGAGCTGTTATAGCCACTACCACCATCCACCACATAAACATCTCGAACACCAAATATAGAGTTAAAGAGTGGTTCAATTTTTGCTCCTGAGCCTGGGACGGTTCTTGTCATTTATCATTTTACAGTAATGGTGCACATCATATCGGTGTGTGCAGTACATTGTAGATACAGAGTATTTGGTGCATCCATAGGTACAACAAATTCTTGCATACCTGTTTGATCACCCGAAATACCTGTAGTATACGGTGTACCAGAAGTACCAGTTGTAGACTGAAGTCTCAACGGATGTACGCCACCTGCTTGGTTATGAAGATCATAAGTAAATCCTCTATGGAATACTAATGATGCATTCGATGTGTTGGTTGTTAAGCCAGGTCCGTTTACTAAGTATGCAGACTGACCTGATGCAGTAAACCTGTATAAAAACGCAGGTGAAGGTTTGTATACAGTCGCATTAGCGTGACCCTTAATGATAGATGCACCAGCTGGAGCATTACCAATCTGAGTTTGGAATCCACCACCAACTTCAGCGAAGTTAGTACCATCGTTAGCAACGTCTAAAGTACCGTTACTACCGATCTTCATACGCTTGGTACCAATCTTGATCTCACCATCAGCAGGAAGTTCAAGGTTTCCATCAGAGTCAACCTTAAGTTTCCTCGCAGAAGTACCAAACCTGATTTCCCCATCGGGTACCGTCAGGTTACCAGATGAGTCCATCTTCAATTTATGTGTTGTTCCAAATTGTATTTCAGTATCTTGATCGAGAACTAAGTTATCATTACCATCAAATTCTATAAGTTTCTTAGAACCAGAAGCACCAAAACGAATCTTAGATCCAGTAAGTTCTAAAACACCAGAGTCATCAAAGAATAGTTTATTACTACCACCAAAATCTAAATCTTGTCCACTAATATCAACCTTACCTGTTTCATCTTCAGATAACATACGGTTGATAGATGTAATCTTAACAGCACTTGTTGCATCAATTTCTTGTGATTGGTTGTCACCAACAGCAGCAACTTGGATATATCCTCTAGCAGCACCTGCTTCAGCAGTGAATGAAGTGAATTCTACTTCTACCTTTGCACCAACACTATCTTCAATATGCAACTTAGTGCCAGCTTTCATAGCATTGAAACGCAATCTAAACTTCTCTTCTTGTGTTGAATCTTCAGAAGACAATTTAGATGTCATAGTACGAGTAGCACCAGTGTCAATAGCTTGTACAGTATGCTCTTGACGTTTCTTACGATGCATCTCTTGAGTTGTAGGATCAGTAGAGAGTGCAGTTTCACCTAACCATAATGAAGCATTATACAAGTAAGCATCCCTAAAACGTAATGTAGGAGATCCTAAGTCGTATGTATTGTCACTATTAGGTAAGAAATGAGTTTGTATAACAACATTACCAGAACCATTATTGGTCAAGTTGTTAATAGCAGATCCACCACCACCTGCTCCTTGTAGATCGTCGCCTGGCTGCCAGCGAGCATTTGCAGTATTCCACTTAAGAACCTGTCCATTAGTAACCCCACTAACGTCCACGTCTGTCAGATTAGATGCAGCAAGTTGTCCCTCGGTAAATACCGAACCGTTCCATTTTAGGACTTGGTTGGTTGAAGGTGATCCGATTGAAATTTGTAAGTTTGTATTATCTCCAAGAGCCGCATACATTTCGTTAATAACGTTATTAACTTTTATAGCACCATCTCTCAGGGTATCACCTGTTCCATCATTGGCACTTACACCAATATTAAGATTCTGTTTAGCCATAGTAGTGGGGTTATTCTACGTTTTTATTTATGTGAGGTCGAATTCAAAATTGGTTTGATCTAACCTTACGTCGTTTCTAGCAAAGTCGGGATTATTATTGTCCCTATCAAAGGGTATCGATGTCATATCAAATTTACCAATACTACTATCCCACCTCAGTACACCAGAAGTATCGGTTTGACTCGTTCCACCTGTTACGGTGAGAATAACTAAGTTACTAGCAAGCGGTGAGTTTTGTGCTTGCTGTGCTTCACCTATAGGACCTGTAACGATACATCTGTATCGATAACCAGTCATAAATGCTGCTGCTGTCAATGTATATGTCGATGCATTTGCACCACTTATATTAGACCAAGCAAATCCACCATCGGTAGATACTTGCCATTGATAATTTTTTGTTCCATCTTCAGGTTCAATTACAGCTAACAAACTGAAAGTTTGTGAACCTCCATCAGCAATGGTTGCATTGGTAGGTTGGTTGGTAATAATGATACTAGGAGGATCAGTTGGAGTCGAACCTCCACTATCTCCACCACCCGACGCAGCTTGACCAATTCCTTGATTTGCTGGTATATTTAGCGTCTCTTTAGAAGAAAGTCCAAATATATACGGATACTTAGGAGTTAGATAACGATTAGGAACTACAGTAATGGCACCACCAGTACCAGCCATACCATTATGGTTGTGACAATAGTAGTACAAGTTTGGTGCATCTTGTGGTACAACAAACTCGGTATACGCACCAGATTGACCTGGTGTACCTACGTGAGTTACTCCGCTTGTATACTCAACTCCACCACCGTGAATACCGTGTTGTGTTGTTGAAAATCTAATAGGGTGAGTAAGATTTGTACTGTCTTCTTGTATGAACTTATATGTACTTCCTTTAATAAATGTTAAGTTGGGATATAAAACTCCATCTAAACGGTACTTATTACCATCACTTTCACTTGATACAGTGACTACGTACGTTTTCGTCTCCGTTTCATCATTCCAGATTGTGACGAAGTAAGCAAAAGTCCCATTGGGATACTCAGGAGTATGACAAAAACGACCGTTATAAACATCTAAATGTCTCCCTGGTTTGCTAACGTTGTATTCATAATCCTCCATAAGAGAACCTTTAGGAGGGTTTGCAGTAGTAGTACCATATGCAGGTCTATTAGCAGCAATATTTTCTCTCATTTGATAACCTGTCTCCATAATTTTAACTGGAGAGTTATTATCTAATGGACTGTCGTATCCATAAGGACCGTAGATAGGATATCCATCAAATGACATTCCTAGAATTTTAGAATGACCATCAGGGTGACGCATATTATCACCTTGATATTGACTTAATCCATAATAATCATTGTAACCAGCCATCACCTGATTAACTTTCCAAGAAGTTAGAAAGTTACCATCAATGTAATGATACTGATCATTAACATTAGGACGACCACCAGCAGTATCTGAACCAGGATTGTACATACCAAAAGCATCAGACGCAATCCAATTAAATCCAGATGGAGGACTTCCAAGAGTGCCAGCAGAGGGATTAAACAAAGCAACACCGTTGGCAGAAATTCCAACGATACCTAGTGGTACAGAACCACCAGCAGTTGTGTTATTTCCACCTCTATATGTAAAAGCGTGACTAAAAGTATACGCAGATACATCATTTAGATTGTTCTCATTAGGGAACGTACCCTTAGCAACAGGATGAGGTAAACCATCTCCTGTTA